GCTGGTGGTCGTAGTCGGCTCAATCAAATATGGCTGGACGCTGATCGGCGCTAGGGCAATAGTCCCAGAGGGCTCTTTAGACGCGCTAGGAGCCCCTGTGAGAGCCGTAAGCCCGAAGACTGTGCAAAGCACTAGCCCAATCAATTTCTCTGCTAGATAGTTCATTTTTTCTCCAGTGGTATGGGCACGCCCCATGATGAAGCGTGCGATCTGAATGCGATTTGTCCTAGTAGATATTTTCCCGTTTCGGGCTCTGTGAAGATTTGTACGAGGATCTCTTGTCCGTTATCCATCACGCCTATATAGACGCTGTAATCGAAGATCTGTGGCTCACTCATAATCACTTGCCTTCCGTCGGTGATTCGACCTTAGGGCATGGGTCAAGCTTTGGGTGGGATTTCCCCGAAGACCTTTAGGAATGCAGCTTTCACCCAGATCACTGAGTCTGCAGCTTGTGGTGTGATCTCAATGTGGAACCAATCTCCGCCCGGAGCGCCGTGGATCGTTGGCTTGTCGTATTTGAGCCATGCGTAACGGTCACAACGCCAAGCGCGTCCCTGTGGCTCTGGGAAGTAGTCAAGGATGCACTGCAAGCCGAGGTCATTAGCGTTCGCGACAAGTTTGTCAATGAAAACGAGAGCTTCTTTGCGTCCTGCTTTTGGGTTCTTTTCGCTTTTGCGATATGAAAGATCTACAGCTCTGCCAGTCGCGTGAACTGAAAGAGATCCGGGCTTTCCGCGCATGTCACGCTGACCCCATGAACCGTTGTTCCATAGCGCGCCATTTGATGCAGCGATGGCTTGCTTGATCCATTCGTTCATTCCTGCTCGAGGAGCTGGTGATGCTCCGTCAGCGTTGCCGATGTAATCCCGAGCGTTCGGGACCCCAGCTTTAGCTTTGGCTATCGCCACGACCAAAGGCTCCGTCTTTAGGGTTCACCCAGCGCAGCAGTGGCGGAATAATTGCAGCGATTGCACCTTTGCCAAAGTCGCGTGGATCGGTTGTGCCTGTGGAATACACCGCGATGAGAGCTCCGACGACTGATCGAAGGTAACTGGCAATCATGGCTTTGTCTTTAGCTTTCATGGTGGTCATCCTTTGCTTTGTTCTTGAGTCCGTTGGATGCAAGTAATCCTATTAGACCGCCACTCAATGTCATGAGCATCGGGTTGAGAACTGAGAAGGCTTCTGCGTCATTCGGTGCTTGCTCGAGTGGCTGGGTCACGAAGAGCAGACCATAAAGCAAGGTAAAGATTGAGCCCACGAACGCGCATGTCAGACCGATGCCGACGACAAGGATCAGTCGTGCTTTGATTTCGTCGTTGGTGTATCTAGCCACAGCGACCACCGCCAACTTGGATTTCTGTGGTGAGTGTGAGCGCTTGGTTTTTTGTTCGGATGCAGTTCATTCGAGTCCTGTCAGCACATCCGGAGCATCCCCACAAGACGACTGCGATGAGCGCTGCATAGCCGATGAGGTAACGCCAGCGCATTACGAAAGCAGTGCAGCTACTTCGTCGGCAGTTAGTCCAAGTTTGGCGAGTGTTGCTATCTTGAGTGCTGCGCGGTCGGCTTCGGCTTTTGCTTGTGCTTTTGCTTCCGTCTTGTCGATTGCAAGTTGTGCCAATTCGGTTTCCGTCATATCACGCACTACGCCGTCTTCCATTATTTTGCTCATGAGTCCGCCAATCCGTACACGCGATATGTTCCCGCGATGTTTGTTGCTGCCGAGTTGATAATTGTGAATCCATCGAAAGCAGTTGCTGCTGTGTGTTTAGCAATAGATATTCCGCCTGCGTATGCAGTGCCTGCGTTGATGCCGTTATTCAATGACAAGAAGTCTGTGCTGGTGACTAATTGTGGGCGAATAACATCCAAAGACAACCCAAGCGCGTCAGCTGCGGAACCATTTGATCCAAGGTACATAAGCATCACTCGGTCGCTTGCGGTTCTTGATGTAAAGCCAGTGACAGCTGTGTAGTCCCAAGTTTGTGTCCCTGAAAAATAGTTTGTCGTTGCTGGTGTTCCTGATGCCGACAAACGAACCGAAAGCGTGTTTCCTGCTGTGTTGCCAACGCAGTCAATGTAGATTCGGTAGTTGCGATATGTACTTGTGAAGCAGCTGTTCACTTGAACTGATGTGACACCAGTGAATGAAGCGCCTGTAATAAAATTCAAGCCACTAACGCCAACGGCAACCCAAGCCGATCCGTCGTAGTACTGGGTTGTGTTGGTTGCTTCGATGTAGGCGTATTGTCCTTCGGCAAGAGTCTTTTCGCCAGTGCCACCGAAAGCAGCATCTCGAGTGACGGTGGTTGCAAAGACTGGAATGCCTGAGTTCGTGACCGACAAGTTGGCTGCGGTCAAGATCTCGCCAGCTGTATATGCCGGGACGAATGTTGTTGCGTTTGCTCCCATAAGTGCTCCTAACTTAGTGCGTAGATTGTGTCAAGTGTGGAACTGTCTAGAACGAACAGCTGATAAACGGTCGTCGGGGATGTGAAAATCGTGACCTGATGTGGCTGGCTGAATGAGATCCGATGCTCAATGCCCTCGATAAAAGACTCTTGAGCGATGACGCTGGTAGTTGTTGATGTGGTCGTAATGGTCTTTTCAACGCTGATCGTGTCACCGATCTCAAGGATTGCCACATTGTCGCGCTCACCTGTGGACAGCATCTGGAAGCCTGTGTTCACGCTTGTCAGTGTCGCGGTCGGTTCGCCTTGGATCAGATATGCAGCAAGTTCGAGCGCTGCAGTGTCGTTGTGGACAAGGCTTTCTGTGTAGGCGACAGCTTGGATGAAGTACTTGGCTTGGCTTGCAAGATCATCAACTGTCTCTGGTCCTGTGGCTCCGGCATGGGTCACGCTTGCACGGTTGATTACTTTGTCGGCACCGAAATTGATGGACACGGAATCGTAGGGATAGTGGCTTGGGTCGTTGTCACCGAAGTCCACAGAAGCTCCAGCGAGTGTTGTGCCGATGCGCTTTTGGAATGTGAACACGCCAGAGCGGTCTACGAAGGCGCGTCCTTGCTCTGCTGCCATGATGTCATTGAGATAGCCCTGAGCATTAGATCCAGACGGAACTGTGTAGGCAGCTGCACCGCCGAGTGTGACCGCTGAGGTTTCTATTGATTGCTGACCTACGCCTTGGAAAGCATCTACTTCTGGAAGCGCAAGAAGTTCTACAACTCGTGCAGACGCGACTTGCTCGGTCACATTCCATTCGTCTAGGAACGCTTGAGAAAGCAAGTACTGGTCATCGATCGCTTGAACTGTCACTAAGTCGTTGCCGTCCAAATTGAACTGATAGTCGTATGTAACAATAAAGCCTTGAAAGAGTGACTCGGCAACATTGAGCGAGTTGTAGCGGTAGAAGCGCACTCGACGCATAGGTGCAATGCCGGGCTCATTGTTCGCAGGATCGTATGTCGGCGCGTCCGTATTGAACGGATTGAACGCTCCATTTGCGAGCTGGTCATTGAGTGTGAAGTTCATGATGCCCGGAACGAACTGGTCTCCGATGTCGCGTCGTCCTCGAGTAATCGACACATCAAGAACACCGTCGGTCACATCAGCAAACTCTGTCGTCGGTCCCAGTGGGTAAGTCGGATCGTCCAGAATGCCCTTGATCGCAGAGTCCAGAACGAAGCTTGAAGAGTCCCAGCCAGTATCAATCTCTAGAAGATATTCACCCGACTGGATGACGGATGCGCTCATTAGTATCTGCCAGCGATCGGACGGACCGCAATGTCAGCTGGACCCGATGCACGGTTGAAGCTCTTCACAGCGTCAATGACGACCTTGCCTGTCTGAGCGTTGGTCATGACTCCGCCGTTCACATTGACTGTGTAATTGTTGCCACCTCGAGCAGCTGCAGCTCCGCCGACAGTCGAGGTCGGTGATGCTGGCGCGCCTGTGTTGATCGTTGAGACCGTGTTGGCAAAGTTCGCTCCGATGCCCTTGACATCTGCGAGCTTGAGATTCGGGTTCTTGAGCAAAACTTCTGCAGCTTGAATTGCTGACTGCACGCCTGCCAAGTACTGCTCGCCCTGAGTGACTCCTGCCTTGTAGAACTTGTCAGCAGCCAAAGTGCCCAAAGCATCTGCCACATAGTTGAGGTCGCTTACAAGCTGGTTGATCCCTGTGGGTCCTGTAATCGCTTCTGAGCCACCCAAAATGAGTTCGTTGGCGATCGCGCCACCAGCCTCTTGACCAGCCTCTAGAACGGCTCTGAGCGCGTCCTCAGACAAGCCCATGGTGAGCAATTGCTCAACTTTCTTGGAGAACGCTTGCGCACCTGTTGCCTGTTGGGTCAGCTGAGCGAGGATCGTGGTTCCGGCTTCTTTGGCAGCGTCCGCTGCACCAGAGATTGAGAACTCACCAGTCACCGACTCGGCGACCGTGCCCTTGAAATCGTCGTAAGCCTTCTTTGCTTCCTCGAGCTTGCCCTTCGCATTGTCAAGAGCTGTGGTGAATTGATCGTTTAGCTCTTCGCGCGCCTTCTTTATCTTCTCTGCCATCTTGTCCACCGCGCCACCAGCACCACTTGAAGCATCTTTGAGTCCGGTCACGCTTTCGGTTGCCAACTTCCCAGCGTCCGACATGCGTTGCATCTGCTGATTCGTGAGCCCTTGCTGAGTAGCAACACCACCGAGATCATCCTTGAGCCCGTTCATCTGACGCTTGTACAAAGCGAACGCTGCAATGCCGGCAACGACTACTGCAATGCCGATACCAGTAGCAACTTGTACAGCTGTAAACGATGCAGCGAGCGCATAGTTGATTCCAATGGTGATGACGCTGACGGTCTTCCATGCTGCAAGTGCAATGTTTGTTCCGACGATTGCTGCAGCGATTGCTCCGATGGCGGTCGCAATGCCAAGAATTACTCCTGCGTTCTTTTGTGCCCAGACAGCGAAGTTGGTGAACGCGCCGACCATAATTTCAACGACTGGAAGAAGCGCGGTTCCGATTGCTTCTTTGGCTTCGCCGAGCTGAATGGTGAGGTTCTTGAACTTGCCCTGCGCTGTGTTTGCAGCGGTTGATGCAGCTCCACCGAAAGTCGAAGCGAGTGATTGCATTACTTCATCAACGGATGCACCGTCTTTGATGAGCTGGTAGAGCTCTGGTGATAGTTGCTTGATTGCTTTTGTGTTGCCGGCATAAGCCTTGGACACAGCATCTGCTACTTCTTGGACTCCCTTGCCGGTCGCAGCGCTTACATCCAGCACGGTCTTGAGCGCGTCTTGTGCGGATGCCAGATCGCCAGTACCACGGACAAGGCTGGCAAGTGCCGGACGAAGCTCATCGTCGGCGACCGCTGCGCTTCGAGAAATTGTGCTAATGAAATCCTCATTGGCTTGGATCTGTTTGTCGGTTGCTCCGGTCGTTGCTTGGAGCTGGCGCGCAAGTTGGACCTGTGCAGCTTGATCTTCGGCAGCTGCCTTCGCGCTCATGGCGAGTCCAGCGGTCAGTCCTGCGAGAGCTGCGGTTGCTGGGATGAATGCTTTCTTTAGTGCGAAGGACGCGCGCTCCGAATTAGTCTCGAGTTTCTTGAACTCCTCAAAAGTTTTCTTGAGTCCGTCACCTTGGAAGTCGGTGATGATGGGGATGCGAATAGCCATTATTTGCCCTCACTTCTTGCAATTGCTTCTGCGAGTAGTCGCTCAGTTTTCCAGACAAGACCTTGGATCTCATGCTCAAGGATTGACTCATAGCTCTCAGCGGTTGGATACATGTAGCGCGATGCGCGACCCCAGTTGATGTTCAAGTTTTGGATCAGCGTGTTGTTCCATGTGTATCGGTATTCCTTGCCACCATAAACACGCTTTTGGACTGTTCCGTCTTTGGCTTGGTTTCGTCCAGCCATGTCGAAGATCTGTCCCCATGTTTCGTTTGACTGAAATACGAACGCGCCAAGAGTCTCGTACTGTGCGCCTTTTTCTAGGTTCTTTTTGCGTGCGCGTCGAGTGTCAATTTTGACATTGATCTTCTGATCCACTTTAGATCCGTACCACGGTCCACCGCGTCGCCACTTGCGATACATGCCAGACAGTGGTGGCTCGCCCGGCACGGCAGTTCGTGCAGCTTGGACCATCGGCAAAGTAATGCGTTTGTAGTCGCGCGTAATTTCGCGACGAAGATCTGGGGCGAGTTTGTTCAGTTGTTTGAGGGTCTCCTTGATCCCATAAACCTCTAAGCCTGTTCTCGCCATGTTGTCACTTCCTGTTTCTTTCCTCTAACACAGTAGTGACAGTGAGAAGGTCGGCGGTGTCAAACTCTTCTTCGTAAAAGCGCGGAGCCCACGAAAGAGCAACTAGCAATTCTGCTAAGAGCCTTCGGTGAGTTCCGCGTGGGTAGGGTTTTCTATTTCCTCAGCGCTCACTTCTACCGAGTCGAGCTTGGCGATGAACTTGTCAAACTCTCCCGGCACGACGATCTTCGCTTGCTTGCATGCTTCCCACGCTAAGAATGCAAGATCTTCTACGCCGATCCCGTTTGCCATGTCTGACGCTTTGCGCTTGAACCTTCGTTCCCATGCGACGAGTGTGACCAGATTGGTCGTGACTTCGTATGGGTCTTTGCCTGCTTCTGTCACCTTTAGGTGCAGTTTCATTTCTTCTCGCTTTCGTGTCGGACCAATGTGCGGTCAGATTTATGGGTTCGTTGTGTCCTCGGTATATACACCACCATTGAATGTCACGGAAATGGTTCCGAGAGCACCCAAAGAACTAACTACTGGCAGAGCTGCCAAGAATGTTCCAGTAAATGTCAAGCCCGGGTTCGTTGCCGAATCAACTGCGCTAGTTGGTTTTACTATCACATTGGTGGATGTGCCGACAAGACCCTTGAGCGTTGCCCAAGTTTCGGTCGCTGCAAAACTCGCGTAGAAGTCCAGTGTGACTGAGTGTGATCCGAGTCCTGACACATACTTGCGTGATGTGTCGCCAAAAGCTGTTGCTTCGAGCTGGTCGTAGTTGATGTTCACGGTCGCGCCGGTGCACTGATCGCTGAGATCCACTGCATTGACGGTAACTACTGGTGACGAAAGATAAGTGCTAGTTGCCATGATTACTCCTTGGATGCTTTCTTAGGTTTAGTTTTAGCAGGTTTTTCTTCTTCTGTGGTTGATACCTCAGCGCGCTCGGTAATGAAGCGCGACGACATTGATTCCATCCTTCGGCTCGTACAGCTCACCGATCTTGCCAAGCTTCTCGGATGCGATAAAGAAGCTCATGCGGTCTGCGCCTGTACTTCAATCATCATCTCGTATGCCGGAAGAACTACCCCACCGACATCGACGCTGGTCGGGGATCCCGAGGTCGCTCCGACATTGGCGGTCATCACAGCTGCAGCCATGTTCAAGATGTTACCCAAAGCGTCTGAGTTGCCCGGACCCATTGAGATGATCTGGACGGGGAAGGTCATTTTGGCGATGTTGTAGTTCCACATTGTGAACGATGGCGCTGACACAAAGACGCACGGCGGACGCAAATTGCGTGGATCAGTGATCACTTGCAAGCCAGTAGCGGTTGCCAATTTTGTTCCCAACGCGCTCATCGCATTGTTGAATAGATCGGTGTAGTTGGAGACGGTCATGCGCAGGCTGGACGATCAATCCCGAGAAGTTGTTTGATCTGACCATTCATTCCAGCCACGGGAGTCTGACCCATGTCCTGATAGCTAGAAAAAACATCGACTGTGCCACGGCTCTTGTACAACATTCCTGCATACATGACAGTTCCCAAATAGACATCTTGCGATGGCACTGTGGTCAGCGAGTCAATGTACCCAGCTTCTTGTCGTCTGCGATAGCAGAACATGTTGGCTGCAGCTGCACAAGTTGTTACAAAAGCCTGATCGCCAGCTGTGGCTACTGAGATGCCCAGCCAGTCGAGCACATTTTGTTGAGTGATCCATGTGCAGGTCTGCGTGTATGTGACTGTGCCGGTCGCAGCTACACGCGAGACATTGCTTGCAGTTTTGGCGTAAAGCACCTGATTTTGCACAGGCACTTCGTAGTCGTACAGCAGGTCGCCTTCGGTATCAATGCCAATGTACAGATATTGTGGCAATGCGCGAACGACAAGATTGCTGCCGTTGAATGTTGCATCTACTGACGCGACCGTAATTGACTCGCCGACTGCAATCTCGCTGGGGGTCAGGAGTTGCAGTACGGCGTAGTTGTCAATCAGATACTTTTGGGTAACGCTGTAAACAGCCATGAGCGGATGCTCCGCTCTCGACTAAGCCTGTGTGATCTTGCGGATCATTCCACCAATTGCAGCGAAGGTTGAGACATATCCATGGAAGGACATGGTGCGACCTAGGGTTGCTGGAACTTCAACGCTCATCAAGCCACGGATTGATTCGTAGAACTCAAACGCATCGCCTTGACCCTGACCAACACGCGTGATGATCATGGTCTTTGCAGCGAAGTTGCTGTCTACTACCAACTGCAATCCGAGTGGGTTGCCGTTCCAAGATGATGCAGCTTGTGAACCAAGTGCGTTCATGCCGGACAAGCCGTTTGCGATCAACGGGAACACTGGTCGTCCGTCTGTGCCGATGAGCTGTCCGAGCTGAGCCCAGACATCTACAGACACGAACATGTGAGTAGGAAGCCAGTTGCGACCACTTGAAATGTCGTTCGCTGCGTCGTACACGCTCTTGAGTAGGTCGGTTACTGTTCCGTCCCATACGCCCGATGCGTTTGCTGCGGCAAGCAAGTTGTCTGCTGCAAGGTTGTCCGATGCGATCATGTATTGACCCATGAGGTCATTCAGAATCAACTGCATTGCGGCAGGTGATGTGAAGTCAATGTCCTGTACTGACAAAGTTACTTGACCTGCAAGCGTGGTCTTGCTAACCGAGTTTGATGCGATCACCATGGTTGTTGCAGATACTCCAGTTAGTTCTGGTGACTGTGCAGCAACGCTTGTGTGCGTAGTAATTGTTGGACGAATAAAAGTTTTCTGCTGACCATTGTCTGGATAAGCGCGAGCGCCGAGTACATCCACCACAGGGCGCAAGAAGTTTAGATCCTGCACCAATGGTCCGAGCACCGGAACCGGGAGCAAACCTAAAGTGTCAGTGGTAAGAACATCACCAGCTGCTGCTTGCAATGCTGTTTTCTTTGATGCGCTGTATTCTGCGACTGCTTTGTTTATGTTCGCAAAAGTGTCTCCACCAATGTGGTAAGCAGCCATGAACTCGCCTGCCGATGGCAAGACAAACTCTTTTTTAGCTTGTGCGAAAATAGGTGCAGTTGGGATTGTTGCCTCGACTGCTGGTGCGGTTACTTCTGACATAGGTTGCTCCTGTTCTGGGATTACTTCTTGATTATTGCTTACTTCTTCTTCTGGTTGGTGGATACTCGCAGCGACTTTTGCGATATTTGCCATGTCGCCAAATGCGCCAATTGGGACGAGCGAAAGCTCCATCCAGTCGGCAGCTTCAATGACCATGGTTCCGTTGTCGTCGTAGGAGAACTTTGTCGGGTTTACACCGACCGAAACTTGATCGATTGTGCCATCTTGAGCCATGACCAGTGCGTCGTTGCCGAGCGTGGTTGCGCTGATTTTGGCTGTAAAAAGCATTGCTTCATCCGTGGATACTCGTTCCATGACTACGCCGACCGGCATATCTGCCTGATGGTACATAAACAGACGGGGTGCTTTGCCTTCGACTGGCAATGAGCCCGGCTTGAAAATGACCTGTGTTCCGTCGCTGACGGTTGCTGGCACATTGTATGGAACTGCGGTTCCTGAGATGGTTCGGCGTGGTGTGTCGCCTGCAGCTGAGTCGAGTGTGAAATCTCCTGCAATTAGTTTGATCATCGGTTCGCCAATCTTTCCTGAGTGTTTTCTTCTACTGGTTCGTCTTCACGATCAGCCATGTAGTTCTCTTCTAAGTATCCTTCTGCGTCGTATTCTACATAAGTCCCGTTCGGGAGTATGGAATTGAGCGAGAACGCT